ACTTGTACCAGTATATCTTATATTAACTCTATTAAGTCCAGTACCATCAGATATAGCAATGGCTCTTATAATTCCATCATTAGCTAAAGCACTAATCTCAGCAAACAACACCCCTTCTGAATCATTAAACTCAGCAGATGTTCCTGCTCCGTTACATACTTCTGCTGCTCTTGTTATTGTAGTTCCTGATGTTGGAATGTATGAAGTAGCGTAGCTTCCTAATTCAAGTTGTCCTCCCCAAGCATAAACACCAGAAGTCCCATCTCCAGTATAGCTTATAACATTGTCTCCGTCACACAAGTATAAATTAAGACTTGTTGCTCCACCATTAGCTAATCCACTGACAATACATCTATACCATCCATTTCCGTAATTCTCTATTTTTGAAGTTCCTATAAGACTCGTTCCAACTACTCCGTTCTGTATATCAAAAGATGTATGAACTCCAAAGTTTGTTGTGTTTCCAGCAGCTAATACAATCCACCTAACTCCATTGCTTTTAACGAAGAAGGAAAAAGAGTTGTTTCCGTTTGGAGTCAATGTTCTATAAACTCTGTGTAGCCCAGTTGTAGCAGACTCCGTGATTAAATCAGCAGTTAAAGAACCATCAGGAGATGCAATAGAGTTCGCAGAAATACTCACATCTGTTTTAGCCCACCAAGCATTGTCCAACTCTTGAGAATATAACAATTCGTTAGTCCTCGCAGGTTCTAACAACAAAGCAGGACACGACTGAACAACCCCATTTAGAATAGGATAATCCAATCTTGGAACTCCACTTGCTACTGTCTCAATTAACCCATCAGCGTTAACCCTTGTAGCAATAGAAGCCCTTGTGAAATCAAAGTCACCATCTCCATTGGCAGGTAGCACAGAATACAAAGTCCCTGCCTTGTATCCCGATGGTATTTGTACTAAAGAAGCGTTATCATATTTGCTCATTATCTTAAAGATTTATTCATATTGTTTACTAAACAGTCTTGTGATTCCATAGTAGCACTTGCACTTGACAACCTTTTATAAAAGTCGTTACCATCGCCTACACAAGTAAGGAAGATGTACTCACCTACTTCGCTTTGATTATATATTGTTCCCCAACTTATTGTGTTTGCCGCTATGCCCCAGTAACTCATACCTTATTGTTTTCTTGTTAAGTAGATTAAAAAATATTCATTTGTTGTATAACTTATTCAGTGGCAAGATCTGCTAAATCTTGTAAAGCACAATCGGTGGCTTCCACAGAGCCACCATCACCTAATACTCTTGCTATAAACAAGTCAACAAAGTATTCGTAAGAATCGTCAACTACATCAAAGCCTAAGTCAAGTGGTGTTCCTACTAAGTAATTAGCAAGTAACTTCTCTTCTCCAGTAAACGTTAATTCATAACCAGACAGATCCCCCATAGCTCTACCAGTCTTTACGTTACTGGTACGCATATCTACTCCATTATTATAGCCGATCATAAAGTAATTACCATTCAGGTCCTCAACGATGACGTGAGGCCTGCTGTAAGATAACTTCATAATCACATTGTCAGTAGCGAAGTCCAACTGTTTAAGCGTAGCTTTCAATGTCTGTTCTACAAAAGTAGTGCCATTTACCGCACTAGATTGAATTCTCTGATCCAAATCAGCATCTCTAATCACTTCAAACTTGAACGCATAAGGAGTACCAGTAACCGCTTGTATGCGGTTCCAGCTATCCAAAGTAACCGTGCCCATTGAACCAAAAGGGACAAAGTAAATGTTCTTTATACCACCTACTGACTCCTTGCATCTAAGGGTTCTTCCTATTGAAATATCACAACTCATTGCTGTCTTTTTTAATGTTCTTGTTCTCTAGCCGTAGCAAGAACTGCTGCAACTTAGCAACGTTCTTCTCTTTAGGCTTATAAGTATTCTTTTTGTTCTCAGTCATTATAGTACCCAAGATGTGAATCCGTATTTTCTGTCAGGATACATTTCACCATTGGTGGATTGGATGTATTCTGGGTACAAATAGCTGTAAAAGTCCATGTGATCTTGGAATCTTCTAGTATAAAACTCGGCTTGACTCTTGCATCTAGTAGAGAGCATCTGAACCTCATCCATAGATGGGGTTTCAGAGCTTTCACTTCTATGTTTAAATACGCCTCCATTTGAAATCTGGAAAGGAGCAAACATATAGTAGTCAGCTTGTGCGTACCAAACTAGCATTGGAGCGATGTAAGTGTCTAGTAGGTTTTTATAGTCAGAGTTACCTGCATCGTCAATAGTACCATTTATGATCAAGGTCTGTAGCTTATTGTACAGCAATGTCCCTAAGTAGTTTTGAATATGCGTATCCTGAGCTGCCTCAATGAACTGAATGAACTTATCTGAGTCGACGTTACCACCTATGATGGAACGTCGTCTCAATTCGTTGTCTGTTATAAATAGAGCCTGCATTATGCTTCTTGTTTTTTAAATATTGACTTCAGTTTTTCTACCCAGCTATCACTTGACAACTTCTCACCAGTCTCTTCCTCACGCTTAACTTGAGTAGCGATGTTATCTAGCTCAGTAAACTCGATAGGCTGTAGTGTAACGAAGTATAAGTTTAAGTAGATACCGTTGAACGCTAGGATTTCTTCTAAGGCCTCTACGATGATATTCTGGAATGGTCTGATAACCATATTGTCCATAATCACAGAAGCTGTTCTAAGCTCTTCAGCGTTGTTTCCAAAACCAGTATTATCCTTAATACCCAATAGAATTGGAGACACGATTCTGTGTCCTAGCATAATCTTCTCTCTAGCCTCATCAGCATAGAATTGGTATTGTGCGTGGGCATCTGGCAAGTGAATAGGCTCAATAGTAGCCTTTCTCTCAGGATCCTCATTAAATGCAATTACAGCTTTACCTGAGTTAGAAGTACCGCCAAACTTCTCTGAGATCTTATTCTCAATCAATTGCTGTGCCTCTTCATCAGGCACGCCATTGTTGAAATTAATGAAAAGTGATGGCTGAATCCCATTCTGGATATTGCTAATATGGTAGTTAGATATTTCTCTTTCTAGATCAGCGTATTGTACACAAGCTTGGTAATCAGCAGGAGACCAATAATAGAAACCAGCTCTGTAAGGCTTGATGATATATAACTCGATAAGCTCACTCTTAGAGCCATTACCGAAAGAAGGGATTCTCTTAGGCTCGTCAGAAGGCTTCATCTTGTCCCAATCTGGATGGTAGTAGTAAGCTTTAATCTTACCGTCTTTAGCTTTCTCTGCAGCCAAAGTCTCCATAGGGAAGTGTAATACTTGAGTGATTCTAGTCTTAGATTTATTGTAGACAATCTGCATAGCAGCTTGACCTAGCAATTTAAAGTCACTAGTAACTTTTCTAAGGCAACTAGGTTTAAGAAGTAACCTCATTTGAGCGTACATCTCAGGCTTTTCTCCTGAGTCTGTAGCCTCTAGCCCTCTTCCGTAGATCATCTCTGAGATACCGTTAATACAGCACGCATTGGTGGGGCTGTCTAGATATCTTTCAATTAAAGACTTGAAGTAGTTATTGCCATACTCGTCTTGGTATAAAACCCAGTCCTTGTTGTACACCTCCTTATATTCAGGAGCTGCATAAGATGACATAGCTACAAATCTTATGTTATTCTTTTTCTCTTCCATTATCTCATGATATATTGCTGCCCAGTAGGATAAGCTTGATGCTGATCATATTGGCCAGTGTTTAAGGTATGTGCTACATCTTTATCTGTTTGAGATGTGCAGTATATTTTGTCTCTAAACAATAGCGTTGAGCCTTGTGTAAGCTCAATCGCATATAGTTTACCTTCAGTTAGTATGTTAGAGGTGATTGAAATCTGAATATAGTTACCTACGATTGTGGAAGTAAGTCCAGTTAATGTCTGTGACTTCTTAGTTCCGTCTTGTGTAATTACAAGCTGTAGGTCGTTAGCCTCGACATATTGTCTTGGAACGATGTTAATCGTCTGTGCTGTAGTAATTGGTTGTAGAACTATCATATTAAGATAATCATTTGCAGTAGCTTTTGTTTTAAATGAAAAACCCCCAGCTATTGCTGAGGGCTTTCCGACCAAGAATAAGTAATCAGATTACTTAAGAGTTTGTACCAGCAGTAATGGTGATGGTAGCTCCACCAACAGTCCAAGAAGCAGCTCCTTTAGCTCCTCCAGAGAAGTCGATAAAGTTAGCAGGCATTTTCTCCATACCAGTCAAAGTAAGAGTGTATCCAGAAAGATCACCCATAGCAGAACCAGTTACGATAGTACCTCCAGAAACGTCAGCTCCGAACTCACGTCCAACAACAAATACGTTTCCGTTATAGTCTTCTACGAAGATGTGTGGTCTTCCGTAAGACATTAGTTTCAATTGTTTGTTGTCTGCAGCACTCAATTTGTGTAGAGTTAGCGACAATACTTGCTCGAAGAAGGTTGTTCCATTCTCTCTAGAAGAGTTAATGTTTTGAGTCAAGTTAGAGTTACCTTTTACTTCGTATTTGTAAGCAATGAATGCTGTATCGGTGAAATCATCTACCATGTCAGATGTTCCGTCAACTGTAGCAGTTCCGTACTCACCGAAATTTACAAAGTAAACAGCGGTAATTCCACCTACAACGTCCTTGCAAGGTTCTTTACGTCCAGCGTTAATATCACAAGCCATTTATATAAATTTTAAGTGTTAATTGAATTCTTTAATTATTAGCAGGGGGCTTTGAGACCCCCTGCCTCTAATTGGTATTAAGAGTATAGAACGATGTCAGATCCGATACCGTACTGAACACCGCTGGTGAAACGCATCACCACTCGGACGTTCTGAGATCCGTCAATTGATCCCATATCAATAACTTGTACTTCGTTGTGGTCAGAAAGCAATCCAGTTCCGAAGAATAGGTTAGATTTCTCAGCAGCCATAGCTTTGTTGTTAGCAAGACCGTTAGCAACGAACAATTTAACTCCGTCAAAAGACAAAGATCCGTTGTTCCACCATTGAGTACCTTGTGCGTTAACACCATTAGCACCTAATCCAGAAGCACCAAATCCACCCAAAGCACGTACGTAAGCACGAGCGATGTTTTGAGAGATGTAGATGTAAAGATCTTCTTTACCGTAGATAGCAGATGGGATAGCATCAACGATTTTACCAAGCTCAGCAATTACGTTAGCAGCAGTTACAGAAGTACCAACTACATCGATTACAGAAGCATCAGCAGTAGCCAAAGCTACAAGACCATCGAACTCACCAGCAGTAGCGTTAGCTCCAGACCAGATAGTTTGCTCAGTTTTCTCAGCAACTTTAGCAGCTACGTGAGCGATCAAGAAATCTTGGAAAGAAGGAGGCAAGTTGTCAAATGCAGAATATCCCATTTGTACAGCTTCCCAGTCGCTTCTGAAGTCTTTCTTGCACAATTGCAAGTTAACTTGGAATTCTTCTGGTTGAAGGATTCTTTCAGTCAATGTCAAAGTAGAAGTAGGATCGAAATCACAAGTTGCATTCTTAACGATACCGTCAAGACCAACTTTTTTCATAACCTCTTTGTACTTTACATTTGGTTTTACAGTGATTCCACCATTCTCGATAGTAGAAGCACTCAATAGAGCTGCAGCAATGTATTTGCCTGCAAACTCACCAGCATAGGTAGTGGTAATTGAAGTAGTAGTAGCCATTTTTAAGTTTATTTAAATAGTTTGTTAAATACAGAATCAACAGTGGTCTTAGGACCTCTTTGTGCATAAAGATTCAATGGACCTTTAGCAACCTCAACTTCTGGAGTGTGAGTCATTGGAGCAACCTCTTCTGCAGCCAAGTCAACTTCTACTTCAGGAGCCTGAGCTGATAGTTCTTGTGGAACTTCCATCTCTTCTTTTTTGTCTTGAGAAGCCATTAAGCTTTCGTACATTGCTTTCATTTCAGCCAATGCCTTAGCTAACTCCTCTTTAGTGGCATATTTGTCTTCTCCTTCTGCGATGTCTTCAACAACATCTTCTGGAGAAGCTTCATCTTCCATAGGCATTTCTGCCAATACAACCTCTTCAGCTACCGCCTCAGGTTGTGCTTGTTCAGCAAGCTCAACTTCTTGAGGCTGTTCTGCGATAGTTACTTCGCCATCCTCAGAAAGAAGAACTTTCTTGAACTTGTCTAAAATTTCACTTGCTTTCATATGATTTATTGGGTTAATACTTTCTAAATCTCTAAGG